GATTCATCTTGTCCAGCCTAACTGCAGATGATGCCAAGGTTATCGAGAAAGTTATCGGGAAAGATCTTCGCGCAGGGTTCTCCGCTAGCACTGCAAACAAAGTTTGGATGGGTCTGGTGCATGAATACCCGGTGATGCTTTGCTCTCCCTTTGAGCAGAAGCTAGTCGACAAGATCAAGTTCCCTGCCTATGTTCAGCTAAAGATGGACGGTATGCGTTTCAATGCCATCGTGCGTAACGGTGCAGTGGAATTCCGTAGCCGAAACGGCAAAGAGATTCAACTTCTGGGTAACTTGGAGCAAGAATTCTTGGCACTTGCTGGCGATAGTGATTGTGTGTTCGACGGTGAGCTTATGGTCATGCATCCGGAAGACTTCCAGTTTATGGATCGTCAGACTGGCAATGGAATTCTCAATAAAGCTAACAAAGGAACTATCTCTGCTAAAGAAGCAGCCATGGTCCATGCCACGGTTTGGGATATGATTCCTTACATTCTATTTGCAGATGGCTACTGCGCCACTCCCTACGCTAAACGATTTTCTGCGTTGTCTGATCTGTTGAACAACACTGATGACCGCAAGAAAAAGATCTGGTTGGTCTCTAACGATCTCGTTGAGAATCAAGAACAAGCTAATGCTAAGTTCGAAGAATATCTTGCGAATGGTCTTGAGGGTATTATCCTCAAGGATGGTTCCGGTGTTTGGGAAGATAAACGTGCCAAGCACCAGATCAAATTTAAGGGTGAGTTGGAATGTGACCTGAAGATCGTTGGCGTTGAAGAAGGTACTGGTAAGTATGTTGGAATGCTTGGTGCGATTCTTTGCGAATCCGCGGACGGTGTTGTAAAGACTCGTGTTGGTTCAGGTTTCAACGACGATCAACGCAAGGCACTATTCAAAGAAAACTTACTTGACAAAATCGCTGCGGTCAAGTATAATTGTCGTATCAAGAACAGGTTGGGTGAAGAATCTTTGTTCCTCCCGATCTTTGTTGAAATTCGCAGCGACAAAGATGTTGCAGACTCTGATGGAGATATTAAATGAGCTACGATGAGGTTAAGTATGATGAATTCGCTAAGGAAATGGAAACTGAGTATCCTAAAATGTTCGCTGATCCCTATGGTGGTTTTTCTGTAGGTGCGGGTTGGTGGCAGATTATTAAAAGTCTTTGTATGCGTATTCAGTACTACACAGACTGGAAGAATTCACAATTTGAAAATCACGGTAGAGGTGCTCCAGTTAAACAGGTTACTGTTCAACAGATCAAAGAGAAGTTTGGTGGGCTTCGCTTCTACTACTCTGGTGGAGATGATGTTGTAGATGGTATGATTAGAGTGGCAGAATCTTGGGCAGCAAATACTTGCGAAAATTGCGGCAAGCCAGGTGAGAGTAGAAGCGGTGGGTGGATTCGCACCTTGTGTGACGAGCATGAAGCTGAGCGTCAAAAATCAATGAAAGAAAGGTTTCCAAATGAATAAGTCTTGGGTATTAGTCGAAGCAGTTTCTATGTTTCGTATGCGTTATATGGTAGAAGTTCCTGCCGATCATCCAGAGTATGCTTTGGATACTGTAGTTATGCAGGAAGCCAAGGAATTCTCTCAAGAGCATCTTGATGAAACTATCGTTTCTCACCGCGTTGTTTCTGAAGCTGAAGCTCTGGCTCTTTGTGATGTAGATAATGACTACACTAAAGACTGGTCTCAGGAACAGAAGATGAAAACCTTCTTCACCCGCGACAAATAGGAGAATCAAAATTTTTATTTTCGATGTAGAAACCCTTGGCGTTGAATCTAATTCTGTTGTTCTTTCTGCAGCATTGATTTATTTTGACCCTGAAGAAAAGCCTGACTATCAGAAACTCTTGGATGATGCTATCTTTGTTAAGCTGAATGCCAAAGATCAGATCCAAAGACTCAAACGTAGCGTTGATGTTGACACGCTTGAGTGGTGGAAGAATCAGCATGAATTTGTTCGTGCTCTTTCATTCGATCCGAAACCCGATGATATGCCAGCTGAAGATGCAATCACTGCACTGCACAACTATATGAACAAGTATCCGAATGCAAACAAACATACCATGTGGGCACGAGGTTCTCTTGATCAGTTGGCTATTGATAGCTTGGCAAGGAAAGTTGACATGCAGCCTATAACGGGGTATAATATGTGGAGAGATATGAGAACAGCAGTTGACCTGCTTAGTGGTTCCAGCAATGGATACTGCGATATCGAACACCCAACTTTTAAGAGACACGAAGTCATCAAACACCATCCGGTGCATGACTGTGCTCTCGACGCGATGATGCTGCTATACGGAAAGAGTGCTTAATGAAGTTTTATACAAATGTATATCCACTTGGTAATAGGTTAGCAGTAAGGGGTTATGAAGACGGAATTCCCTTCAACGAAAAGCGCGAATTCTTTCCAACCCTCTATGTTCCATCCAAGAAGCCCGACAGTGAATGGCGGACTCTGGATGGAACAGTCGTTGATGAAGTCCATCCTGGAAGTATCCGTGACACGCGTGAGTTCGTTAAGACTTACGAAGGTGTTGAGGGATTCCAGATCTATGGTAACACCAACTACACTTACCAGTATTTAAGCGATAACTACCAGTCAGATATCCTATGGGATATGGATCTGATTCGTGTATTCACATTCGACATTGAAACCAAAACAGAAAACGGTTTCCCAGATATCAAGAATGCCAATGAAGAAGTTATCCTAATTACAATCACAGACTCTAAACTCAAAGAGACTATTACGTTTGGTACTAAACCTTACGTGAACAAACACGAAAACGTCCGCTTCATCATGTGTGATAGCGAGATCATGTTGTTCCGTGAATTCTTAAACTATTGGTCTAAGAACTACCCTGATGTTATCACTGGATGGAACACTAACCTATTCGACATTCCGTATCTTGTTCGTCGCATTGAACGAGAACTTGGCGAGAACAGTTCTAACAAACTGTCACCACATGGTATCGTCAATGAGCGTAAGATCTTCATCAAGGGTAATGAAGAGTTGTCCTATGACATCCAAGGTATTGCACACTTAGATTATCTTGATCTGTATAAGAAGTTTACCTACACGAAGCAAGAGTCTTATCGTCTTGATTATATTGCAGAGGTTGAACTTGGCGATAACAAGAAAGAGAATCCTGGCGAGGACTTCAAAGACTTCTATACAAACTACTGGCAACAGTTCGTTGATTATAACATTCAAGACGTTGCACTGGTTGTTCGTCTAGAAGATAAGATGCGTCTAATTGAACTGTGTTTAACCATGGCATATCAAGCCAAGATCAACTACGAGGACGTCTTCAGTCCAGTTCGTATGTGGGATGCCATCATCTATAATCACCTGCGTGATGAAGGTATCGTTATTCCCCAGAAGGAATACTCAGGTAAAGATGCTCAGTTCGAAGGTGCGTTCGTTAAAGATCCACTGATTGGTTTGCATAAGTGGGTTGCTTCCTTTGACTTGAACTCTTTGTACCCTCACTTGATCATGCAGTATAACATGTCTCCGGAGACTTTGAGCCACGAGAAGATTAGCTGTACAGTGGATAAGCTGCTTAATAAAGAAGTTGATACTTCCTATGCCAAGGAAAAGAACTTAGCATTGACTGCGAACGGCTGGTGTTATCGTAAAGACGTCAAGGGGTTCTTACCCAAGCTGATGGAAAAGATGTATACTGACCGAAGCAAGTTCAAGAAGCAGATGTTGAAGATTGAACAGCAGTATGAACACGACAAGAGTAACAACGACCTACGTAAAGAGATATCGCGTCTGAATAATCTGCAGATGGCTATGAAGATTGCACTTAACTCAGCTTATGGTGCGCTTGGTAATTCGTACTTTCGTTACTTTGATCTACGGTTAGCTGAAGGTATCACGACTTCGGGTCAACTGTCTATTCGTTGGATGGCTAATGAATTCAACAAGTACATGGATCGCATCCTGAAGACCAAGGGTAAAGATTACATCATTGCGATTGACACTGACTCGATTTATCTTTCGCTTGAAGCTCTGGTCGAGCATACCTGTGTTGATAAAACTACTGAGCAAAAGATCAAGTACATGGATAAGATCTGTAATGAGATCTTCCAACCGTTCATCGATGATACGTATCAAGAATTGGCTGATTATATGAATGCCTATGATCAGAAGATGCAGATGAAGCGAGAAGTTTTGGCAGACAAGGGTATCTGGACTGCCAAGAAGCGTTACATTCTGAACGTCCATAACTCTGAAGGTGTGCAGTACGCAAAGCCTAAGATTAAGGTCATGGGTTTGGAGATGGTCAAGTCCTCTACGCCTGCCGTTATTCGTAAAAAACTTAAAGATTCAATCAACGTTATTCTTGCCGGAGAACAAGAGGTTCTACATAAGTATATTGAGGACTTTAGAACAGAGTTTAATAAACTAAGTGTTGAACAGATAGCTTTCCCTCGTGGTGTGAATGGTATGAAGCAGTATGCCGGATCTCCTATCTACACAAAGGGTACTCCTATTCATGTTCGTGGATCGTTGCTGTTTAATCACTATGTGAAGAAGCTATCCCTGGGTAATAAATATCCTCTCATTAGAGACGGTGATAAGATTCGATTCATCTATGTGAAGAAACCAAATCCATTTCACGAGGATGTTATTTCCTTTAGTCAAGAACTACCCAAGGAATTTAACATACATAAGTATATCGACTATGAACTACAGTTCCAGAAAACCTTTCTTGATGCACTGTCAACTATTATTGAACCACTTGGTTGGAAAACCGAACAACAATCTTCATTGGAGGACTTCTTTTGAAAAAGCTATCTGATTACGTTATGATTCTTGACGACGTATTGAGCGATGAATTATGCAATGAGCTTATTGAAAAATTTGATGCTTCACTAAATGTTGAATCTACAGAAGCTACTTGGCATGGTTCTTATCAGAAAAGATTCGACGAGTTAAACTTAACTAAAGAAGAAGAATTTCAAGAAAACTGTATAGAGCTCTACACTTTAAGTAAAAATCTAGTTGAGTTCTATAAAGAAAAATGTGAGATCGAATTCTTCCCAACTAAAATTGGATATGAAGAACTTAGACTTAAGAAGTATAGTGTAAACGATACGGATAAGTTTGACTGGCATAGTGACGTTGGAGATTATTCTTCTGCGCGCAGGTTCCTTTCGATGTTCTTTTATCTGAATGATGTTGAAGACGGCGGACAAACGGTTTTCAATGACTCAAGTTTTTATCCAGAAAAAGATTTGAGTATTAACCCAAGGCGAGGTAGAATAGTAGTATTCCCTCCAATGTGGATGTACCCACACAAGGCACTTCCACCTATCAGCAACTCAAAATACATACTATCAACGTATTGTCATTACACATAAGGAAACCTATGAGAGTATTAAAATTTAAAGCAGAATGGTGCGCACCGTGCAAATCGATGACGCAAATTATTAAAAATGCCGGCGATAAAATCACAGTGCCCATTGAAGAAATTGATATTGACCATGACACTGCTGCAGCACTGCACTATGGCATTCGTTCCGTGCCCACGATGATCATTGTCAATGAAAACAATGCGGAAGTTAAACGCAAGGTTGGCTCTATGTCAGAAGCCCAGTTGTTAGAATTTCTTGCATGAAAAACATCAGAGTTATTAAGACAGGAATCAATGTCTCTAAGATACTCAAACAGCTAGAACAGTATCCAGAAGATTGGGGTTCTCAAAAGAAACTCGAAAAAGTTGAGTCCCTTCTAGATCGTGGATACGATGATATTAATGCGGACGTGCTGCAGCTGGTTATTGGTGCAGTACGCGCCGCTAAAGATTTCGTTGGAGATAGTGAGCTTTCTGTAGCCACACCAGCATATCATCGACACACAGAAATCATTTCTTGGTTAAAGCGAAATAGACTTAACACTTTCAAACGGTGTGGTTTTTTGTCTCTACCTGTAGGTGGTCATGTTGGTTTACATATCGATGACGGTAGCTACTACCAAACAAAAGATAGATATCATCTATCAATTCAAGGAACCTATCGTTACCATGTAGGTGACGAATTTGTTGATGTTGAACCTGGTACTCTACTTTGGTTCAACAATAAATTATTACATG